GCTGCACATAGTAAGGGAAACATTCGAAAGCCTAAACCTTGGTACGACAGCTACCCGCGTTTTTGAGTATCGTTTCTTCCATGATGGAAATTTCTCTGAATGGGAAGGCCCAGAGACATTGAAGCAGCTATATGAAATATATAATGGAGTGCAGGAACTTATTAGAAAGAAAATAAATGGAAATTCATTGTTCTAATTTGTAATATTATTACTTTTGAAAAAAAATAATAAAAGCATGAATACAGAAGAAAACATGATTCCGATAGAACCTTATCTTAAGGACTTTAAACAATATCTTGATGCAAATTCAAGATGTATACTATCTGCTAAATTTGGAAATGGAAAAAGCTATTTTATTAGCAACTTTATGAAGGATTATTCTGAAGAATATTTGTTTATTCCTATATATCCAGTGAATTACCAGGTTATGGATAATAAAGATATATTCGAATTGATAAAAAGGGATATATTAATCAGACTACTCTCAAGTGAGGAAATTAATATCAATGAAATAGAATTGAATACTGCTTCATTGTTCTATTACTTTTTCACGACCAATCCAGGAGATAAACTTTTCAACATTTTAAGTGTAATCCCTGATATAAATTTCTATGGGGTTGATATTAATATTACTAGCGTAATTAAAAAACTGAAAGAAGTCAAGAATAAATTTGATACGTATAAGGAACGATTTGTGTCTGTTGATAAAACATCTGAATTATATATTACCCAATTTGAAGCTTTAAAAGGATCAATATACGAGTTTGATGCTATTTCGCAATTGATATGTGATATAATTCACGAATATAAAGCGAAGTGTTCCAGTAAGAAAGTGGTGTTGATTATAGAAGATCTTGACAGAATAGATCCTGCTCACATCTTTAGAATTCTAAATGTATTTTCAGCTCATTTTGATAGACATACACCAGGTGTTGTCGAATTTGAAACAACCTGTGGAGGTAACAAGTTTTGTTTAGACAAAATTATTTCAGTTTGTGATATTGATAATATCAAGAATATATATGCGCATATTTATGGAGAAAAGACTGATTTTATAGGTTATATAAGCAAATTCTCAAACAGCAAAGAATATATCTATTCTTTAAAGGAAAAAGTGAAATGGTATATTACTAATGTGTTATTGGATAAAGATTTGGAGAAATACCACAAAATCTGTGACATACTATCAGATATCATAATTTCATCGATGGATAATAGAGAAACTGTAGAAAGTAATTTGCGTATAATAAAGGAACGTATAGTTAATGCTAATAAACTAATAAGGGCCCAAAATATAATACTAAATCAAAGATTTGCAGGCAAATATCTAACTTATGATTCAGACTTTACAAAGTTGTTAGCTTTATTGAAAGCATTTGGATTCAACTTCACTGATATTGATATAGAGTCTGCTTTTGATGAATTTGTGAGGATAATAGGTAAATACTGGGCTTTAGCTTCTACGTTTGACAAAAAAATTACTTTTGAAGTTAAAAAAAATAAGATAGAAATTTCATATTATAGAGAAATAACACATGGGATTGGAGATTACCAATTGTATACTTCTCTTTATAATTGTATTGAGGGTGATCAAATTATAGACTTTGATATATCGGGCTTGGATACAGAAGCAAGACCTATATCATTAATCTTTGGTCAGATTAATAATATAGTCGCTTATCTTAATAGAAAATTCATTATTTAAATTAAAAACAGCATTTAAGAGAATACATAATGAAAGAAAACAGCCAAGGAGTTTATATTTTAGTTGAAATTCCTTGGTCATGGAAGAAAAAGTAGAAATTAAGATTGATCCCCGGAACTATCGTATCCATGGGGACGAAAACAAGCGGCTTATCCACAAAAGCCTTGTTGAATGTGGAGCTGGTCGGTCCGTATTGGCCGACCGTGATAATGTGTTAATCGCTGGAAACGGCGTCTATGAAGAAGCTCAAAAGTTAGGTCTCAAAGTGCGTGTTGTAGAGTCTGACGGTACCGAGCTTATTGTTATTAAACGCAAAGACTTATCTACGGAAGATGAAAAGAGAAAACTGCTGGCCTTAGCGGACAATCATACTTCCGATACTTCTGAATTCGATTGGAAGTTAGTGATAGAAAACTTCTCGCCTGATGTATTGAATGATTGGGAGTTTTCAGTAGACGAGATCGAACTTTCGACTGATATCCCTAATTCTGACGATGAGAAAGATAATAATCTTTATACAAAAAAAATAGTATCTCCAATCTATACACCGACTGGCAATAAACCTGCAATATCAGAACTCTATAATCTTGAAACTTACAATTGTCTGATGAAACAAATTCAGGAGTGTAATTTAGACAAGCAGACTAAAGATTTTCTTCAGATTGCAGCTTCAAGGCACATTGTTTTCGATTATGGAAAAATTGCTGAATTTTATGCTCATTCAAACAACATCATTCAAAATTTAATGGAAAATTCAGCTCTTGTCATTATAGATTTTAATAAAGCTATTGAACTAGGATATGTTTGTTTAAAGAAAGAATTGTCAGACTCATATTTGGAGGATTATAGCAATGATGAAAAATAATTGCTTCGTTGCATTGATACTTACACATGGGCGTCCAGACAATGTACATACAGTAAAAACATTACGGAAATGTGGCTATACAGGTGATATTATCATAGTATTAGATAATGAAGATCTGAAGATAGATCGTTATCGCAAAAACTACGAAAACATATATGTATTCGACAAACAAGAAATAGCATCAGAAACAGATGAGGGTGATAACTTCAATGATCGTCGAGCTATTATTTATGCGAGAAATGCTTCTTTTGAAATAGCAAAAGAAAAAGGCTACCAATATTTTATTGAGTTAGATGATGATTATACGGAATTCTCATACACTTATAATCAATATGGTGAAATGAAGCAGAAAAACATTATCAATCTTGATAAAGTACTTGATGCTCTAATTGATTTCAAAAATAAAACAGGTGCTTTAGCTGTTGCATTAGCTCAAAGAGGAGATTTTATCGGAGGAAAGCAGAATAATATAGTTCGTGGTGAATTACTTAAACGGAAAGCAATGAACTCATTTATTTGTGATACAAACATGCCTTTTAAGTTTTTTGGTAAAATTAATGAAGATGTAAACACCTACACTTTACTAGGAAGTAGAGGAAATTTGTTTTTTCAGATTCCGCATGTTTCTTTGAATCAAGTAACAACTCAACAATCAAATGGCGGAATGACTGATATATATTTAGATAGTGGGACTTATGTTAAGTCTTTCTACACAATTATGTATGCTCCTTCTTGTACAAAGATACGCCCAATGGGAAGTGTGTATAGACGCCTACACCATAGTATTAATTGGAATAATGCTGTTCCTAAAGTAATTCCAGAGAACTGTAAAAAGTAACCCCTATTTATATTTTAATTTGAAGATTATCCAAGCTAAGGCAAGAGTTATCACAATTTGTTAGTTATTGTTAGTTTATGACAGAGAAGAAGAATCTGGCCGAGAAGAAAAAAAGAGGGCGTAAATCAGAGTACAGAATAGAGTATGCCGATCAAGCTCTAAAGCTTTGTTTGTTGGGTGCAACAGATAAAGAGCTCTCCGAATTCTTCTCTGTTTCAGAGCAGACTTTAAACAAATGGAAGAAGGATTATCCCGAATTTCTTGAGTCCCTAAAAAAAGGGAAAAATATAGCAGATGCTAACGTTGCATCGAGACTCTATAACCGTGCTATTGGGTATAACTGTAAAGCAACAAAATTTGCAACATCGAACGGGAAGATTACAGATTCGAAGGAATTTATAGAGCATTATCCTCCTGATACAACAGCCGCTATTTTCTGGTTGAAGAATCGACAGCCGGAAAAATGGCGTGACAAGAAAGAAGTAGACGCGAATGTAAACCTTGGTGATGAATTGGAATCATTGACAGACGAACAACTTCAGGCTATTATTGATGGTAAAGAAAAAGAGTGAAAGAGAAATACTGCTTAGACAAGCGAAAGCAGCAACTATACTTCGCAAGCGTGAAGCCCGGAATGATTTCTGGGCTTTCTGCTTATACTATGATCCAAAGTTCTTTGCCAAACGATTATTCTTGAAGAAAGTAGCCGAAGCGTTCATGCGTGTGTATACCTCCTATTTAGCTAATATTATCTACCGCCTTGCTGTCAGTATGCCGCCACGTGCCGGTAAGTCTTATATTTCCTCATTGTTTATAGCCTGGATGTACGGTCACTTCCCGGAAGAATCTGTAATGCGTAACTGTTGCTCTGATACTCTTTACAATAAGCTGTCATACGATACCCGTGATATTGTAAAATCTAAGCGTTACAAAGAGATATTCCCTGATATTCATCTGAAAGGTGATAAACAGAATGTGAAGAGTTGGAATGTGGAAGGCGCTCGCCAGGTATCTTATTTCGGTGGCGGTGTTGGCGGTACCGTGATCGGCTTCGGTGCGTCTATGCTCGCCATGACCGACGACTTATATAAGAGCCTGGAAGATGCGTTATCTGACAATAACAATGAAAAGGTATGGTCTTGGAAACAAGGTACGCACGACTCCCGTATTGAGGGAAGTTGTTGTATGATTGACATCGGGACCCGCTGGTCTTCTAGTGATGTCCTCGGACGTATGGAAGAAGCCGGCAAGTATAATGAAATCATCCGGATCGCAGCTCTTGATGAAAACGATGAAACTTTTTGCGCTGATGTACATACTACGGAATATTACCGGGAACTACGTTCTGAAACCGACGAAAGCATTTGGATGGCCGAATATATGCAGGAACCATTCGAAGCCAAAGGGTTACTATTCCCCAAATCGTCTCTCATGCGCTTCAAATTAGCCGATATTGCAGGAAAGAAACCTGATGGGACACTCGGAGCTTGTGATACAGCCGATAAAGGAGATGATGATTTCTGCGCACCATTCGCAAAGGTGTTCGGACCAAAATATTTCATTACCGATATTCTTTTCACAAAGGATCCTGTTGAAGTTACAGAACCGCGCCTGGCACAAATGGTAATAGATACCGAATGCGACCAGCTACGCATTGAGTCAAATAATGGTGGTCGTATCTTTGCTATCAATGTGCGTAAGCTTGTTACATCGAAAAAGAAATCGTGTGTTATACAAGCCCGGCCAACAACCCAGCACAAGGAAACACGTATCATTATGAAGGCTGGCTGGATAAAGAAACATTGCGCTTTTCTTGATGAATCAGAATACTCTAAAGGATCAGACTACGGTCGTTTCATGAAAGCGCTTACTAGTTATAAACGTGAAGGTGACAATGCACATGATGATGCACCCGACGGAATGACCATCCTTGCAGAGTTTGCGGAATCGCTTGGGCTGAAGTTAAAAACATCTACTCGTAAAGTGGGGCGTGGATAATATGGAGGTATAATTATTAAAAAATCACACCTCCATTCGTTTTTAATTAAAAGATGATTCAATAGCCCTCATTGCAGATCTAGCTTCCCTAAGTACTTTTAGATATGTTGTATATCTAAGAACATCCGTATCTTGGGAATTTAATTTAGTTACTAGAGTCAAATCTGTGTTCATTCTTGCACTAGAGTCTTTTTTTTGTATAATCTGGAATACTTCATACAATCCCTTTGTTGCATAGTCGCAAAATCTGTCTAACTGTTTAGTTAATCCTACAATTTCTTCTTTATCCATATTCTTTTGTTTTAGAGTTTACCGCAAAGTTAAGTAGAATAAATTAACTGACGTATATATTTTAAGAGAAAAGTATATGCCAGATATTAAGGACATTCTAAGAAATGAAGACTTCGGTAGCATAGTAGGTGATTTATGCGTTGATACCCGTGAAAATCGTAATCCTCGTGAGTATATGGAGGAATACAATGGAGACAGGACCCGTCGTAAAGAATCAGTTGGGTATCGGGAGCCTAAAAAGATTGCTGTATATTCAGATACAGAAGTAGAAGTTGACCCCGAAACAGGAGCCGAAAAGCCAAAGAGACTAGAAGACAAGACTGTCGATGTAGCTAAGGTCGTAACCAACCTACCTAAAAAGATCGTTCGTAATTCTGTTGCTTTTCTATTTGGTGGTGAAATGACTATCACAGCAGAAGATTCGAACGACGGGATCTGCGAGTTCAAAAAAGTCTATAAGCGAAAACTCAAGATGCAATCTGTATTGAAAGAGTTTGCTCGCAAAGTGTTGTCTGAAACCAAGGCTGCTATTGTATTCTATCCTGTTACCAAGAACGATGGAAAAAGTCAGTTGAAAGTTAAGATTCTTTCTACTCCCAAGGATAGTAATGTCGAATGTGAATTCTATCCACACTTTGATGAGGACGACGATATGGACGGTTTTCTCTATAAATACAATGCAGAAGTCAATGGCCGTACTTGCGAATGCGTGAAAATCTATACGAAAGATGTTATCTACTCCGGTATCATGGACGGTGTATGGCAAGTGAAAAAGATAAAGAATCGTTTTGGCAAGATTCCGGTAGTATATGCCGAGGTCGATTGTCCGGATTGGGAAGATGTTGCTAATTTGATTGACAAGAAAGAAATGAGACTTTCCCGGCTATCAGATACTAATGATTACTTTTCTGAACCTATACTGAAAACTTATGGTTTAGCTAACCTTCCGAGCAAAGAAACGGTTGGTAAGGAATTGAACTTCAGTATGGAGGTTGATTCAGATACTGGTACATCGTATCACGGTGATGCAGATTATCTTGCATGGCAACAATCTTGTGAATCCGTTACACTTGAACTAAACCAACTGGATGATGCAATACATTCCGGAGCTTCCAGTCCGGACTTGTCTATAAATAAACTAATGGGACTTGGCAACCTTAGCGGCACTTCACGTCGTTTTATGCTGATTGATGCAGAGATAAAAGCTACTGAACAGATGGAAATATTTGGTCCAGTTGTTCAACGAACAGTAGCAATCGTCCAAGCAGGAATGGCAAATATTACACATACAAAATATGCATCACAGCTAAATGACAACTACATTGAGGTAGAGTTTGGTAGTATTCTCCCACAGGATTTGGCGGAAGAACTCAAGAACCTTGAAACTGCTTCTCAATTCAATAGTAAAGAGACGATTATTAAAAATTCGCCCTATACAGATGATGTGGAAGCGGAACTGAATCGTAAGAAGAATGATGAGAAAGAGACTGCACAGAATAATTCACTCATAGGAGCAACTTTCTAAGCTATGCCCGGACTTTCTTTCTACGACAAACAACACATACAGAAAGTTGCTGCACAGCAGGCCGTAATAGCCAATATCTTTAATCAGTTTATACTTTCTGTTTCCCCGTATCTCCGTAAATGGTCTGATGCGGGGAAAAACAATGTATGGATAAGCAATCAGGGAATAGAGAGTGCAGTTGACCGGGAACTGCTGAATCTTGAATCAATGCTATATGCTAATATCTCTGCATTTCAAAAGGACGGTTGGGAACGAGCAGAAAGAA